GGGCGATACAAATAGCTCTCAAAGAAATTTCCATCTGGATCTACGACTTCAAAATCTTCTCCTGCTGATAGGAAAACATTGCAATAGACATCGCCAATATCAGAAGATGCTGGCGCTGTGGAAGGAGAAACCAATTCATTAACAACATGGCAATAAAGAACCCCATTGTGTCTATTGTTAGGATTAAGAACCAAAGGGTTTCTGCCGAATAACTGATTTGTGGGAACAGTTCCAGGTTTACTAACAACCTTATATGATTCCAGAGCATGCCATCCAACTTCTATGACAAAATCATTCGTAGCCCCAATATCTACAATCTCGTTGAGTGCAGTATTAGTTTCCACCTCTCCATTAGGAGCTAGAGCGGGATCGTAACTGATCCTAACTCTTCCTTTGTGCATAGGGGAAACACAAAATTGAAATCTAAATTTGAGTGATCCCCTCCATTTACGGAAGGGCATTGCTATAAAAGCACACGCGGGCATATCGAAAGGACCGTCTCCTCCTGGAGGATTTCGATCTTGGTTAACATGCCAAGGGCTAACCCCAATGTTAAATAACATTGTGCCAGCACCGTCAGTTTCTTTATTCCATTTAAATTGAGTCAAATAGGATTCCCTGTTGACTATATTCTTAAAAGCCATGTGGTCTAGGGGTCCAAATCCGGCTGTCCTAGGATCCACACATGTTTCTTGTTTAGAATCAAACGTGAGCTTGGGGCAAGTATCGGAAGAATCAGCGTTAGCAAAAGTCTGTGTCAGTGACGGTTTTGCAAATCTGGTCTCTGAAACATTGGTAGGACAAGAAAAGCCAAACATACGGGCCACATCCCCTAGCGCACCAGCTCCAATTTGGGTAGCAGTTGCATAAGGTCTAAGAAATGGCACATTCCGCAGGAGCCCAGCATGATGTGCAACAGCATATGCAGGACGAGAAATAATTCCTTTTCCGTATTCATCTTCTGGACCAGCTTGTGGAGATAAAGTGTTAGGGTTACTACTCGTTGGACACGAGAGAACCACATCTTCAGCCCAACAAAACACCGTAATAGTAATTTTACCGGTACTGCCTGCAAGATGTCCCAATGGGGTCATTCCTCGGATATAAATCCTAGAACGGCCCGTCCAGTCCGCAGTAAGAATATTAAAGGAATTGAAGTGGTGAATATACGGAATAGTAATTTCACCACCTTGAGACGTGGAAGGATCAATATATAAATGTGGAAGTTGTGATAGCTGCGTGAGACTATTAGAATCCAAATAATCGTCAGTAGCTCCCATCGGACTATGGACGCAAATAGCACGACCATAGTGAAAAGGAGAACCATTCAACATAACTTTAACCTTAAGGTTAGCACGAAGATTACGATAATTGGCAATCCTGTTCACATTACGAGAATTGGCCCAAAACAATAAC